CTACCGTGAACCTTGATAGAGTATCACATAAGATCACATCACTTAAGCAAGAAGGGAGCAACTTCATTGGAAGAGCTAAAATTCTCGAGACTCCAATGGGAAGAATCGCTGGTGCCCTTCTCAACGATGGGGTTACATTGGGCGTTTCTTCACGCGGCATGGGATCTCTCAATACTCGCAATGGCGTCAATTATGTGGGTGAAGACTTCATGTTGGCTACTGCTGCTGACATTGTTGCAGATCCCTCTGCTCCAGATGCTTTCGTTCAAGGCATTATGGAAGGAAAGGAATGGGTATGGGACAACGGGCTTTTAAAGGAGTGCCACGTTGCTCAAGTTAAAGAAACAATCGATAACGCCCCAGCACACATGCTCGATGAGGCAATCCTCAAAGGGTTCCACGATCTCTTAATGAGCTGAGTTTTCCGTAACTAATCAGTCTCTAAAAGAGATTATCACTAAATAACTCCGATAAATAATTGAAAATTAGATTCAAACAAAATGGCACAATCTCGTACAGCAGTTAATGCCAAGGCGTCGCCCGCTGAAGGTATGGATAAAATCGCACCAAGTCTAGTTCCAGGCCAATCGATCAATGATCTTGGTGGACCTACAAATACGAATGAGAAGTCTGATGACGACTCTACAAAAATTGATGTTACTAAATCATCACCCGGTCAAGTAAGTGGTGATCCACAACAAAAGGGTGCTTCGGCTGCTGGACTTGATGGTCCTGGACCCGCTGCTCCTGGTCAAGGTAAAATTGGTAACGAAGTACTCCCCGGTTCAGGTGAGCATGACGGCACGAAAGGTCGTTCTGATTCATCCTCTACTGATGGTGGAGCACCTGCCCCAGGTAAGGGCAAAATTGGCACCGGAGTCCTCCCAGGAGGAGCTTCATCAGGTAAGACCAATGCGGTAGAGCACACCGAGATCGACAACGCCGCTTCTAACTCACTCGATGAGTTGGGTGGTGATCACGGTGCAAATGATGACTTTAAGTCTAAGGCTAAGGTCATTTTTGAAACTGCTCTTAACCAGAAACTCCAACTGGAAGTTGAAAGACTGGAGCAACAGTTCTCTCAAAGGTTTGAAGAGGAAGTAACCGAAATCGCTGAGAAAGTAGAAGGTTTCCTCAACTACACCAGCCAGCAATGGTTGGAAGAGAACAAATTGGTTGTCGAAAACGGCATCCGCAACGAACTTTCCGAGTCCTTTATGCAGGGCCTCAGAGGTTTATTTGAAGACCATTATGTCACCCTTCCGGATGAGAAGTATGACATCTTTGAATCGATGGTCTCCAAACTTGATGAAATGGAAGACAAACTCAACGAACAAATCAATACCAACGTTCAACTTTCCTCCAGAATGTCTGGTTTCCAAAGAGATAGCATCCTGAGTGATGTATCTTGGGACCTCTCAGAGACTGGTAAGGAGAAATTGGCAGGTCTTGCTGAGTCCGTAGAATTTGAAAGTGAATCTAGTTATCGTCAGAAACTCGGCATCCTAAAAGAATCATTTGTCACCGCAACTGCTTCACAAGAACAGCCTTCCGGTGAACTCCTTGAGGAATCGGCCGACGCTCTACAACCCACAATGGAAGAAGGATTAAGCAACTCTATGGCAGCTTACTCCAGAGCATTGTCTCGCTCCATTAAATGAAAATCAATTAAACAAGAAAGAACCCTCTAATGTCACAACAATTAAACGAAAAGTGGGCTCCTATTCTGAATCATCAAGATCTTCCTGAGATCAAAGATCCCTACAGAAAGGCAGTAACCGCACAACTCCTGGAGAACCAGGAACGATTCCTGAACGAACAGGCCGCCATGGGCAATAGCTCTGGCCTCCTTATGGAATCCCCCACCAACTCCGTTGGAGGCAGTGGCTTCCAAGGTTTGACCGGTGGTTCAACCGCTGGTGGTTGGGATTCTACCCTCAACGCTGATGCTGGCCCTCGTGCTGGTTTCGATCCAGTTCTGATCTCCTTGATCAGACGCTCCATGCCTAACCTGATCGCCTATGACATCTGTGGCGTTCAGCCCATGTCTGGTCCTACTGGCATGATCTTCGCTATGAGAGCGATGTATGATGGTCCTGATGGTCCTAACGAAGCATTCTTCGATGAAGCTGATGTCACCTTCTCCAATGGTGCAAACACCTTCAATAAGGGAGATATAGCTACAAGAGATACTGACGGCAACGTCACTAGCACCACACCCGGTACAGTAGGATTAGCTTACCAAGGTCATGCACTTGACGAACTTGGTAAGTTTGTTCCTGTCGATACAGAAGGCAAATCTGTAGCTATTACAGGCGAACCTGCAGTAGGTTACTACAAGCCTAGAGGTGAAGTTACAATCGACCCGACCACTGGTGCTATCGCCGGTACCGGAGCAGCACCCGATGATTTGGGTGGTAATGGTTGGGATTCTCCCTTTGATAATGACCTAGATCGTGTCGTTAGTTTCGAAGAGTACGCCAACCTTCAAGCTCAGTATGGAGCAGTCGGTCAACAAAAGAATATCAACCACCCCTACGTTCCCGGTGAGACCCCCTGGTCCACAGGTGCAGCTG